TTCTTCAAATCTGTATATTTCAGACCATTCAAATTGGCTCCGGTGAAATCTTCTGGCCTCTCTCTTCCTAGCTCAATTCCTAGATTTGGAGCCATGATGAGTGCCTCGGGTTGTCTATTTGCTAAGGCGCCAGCTCGCCCTTGACCTCCAAATCCAGAGCTTCTTGATTTAATTTCTTGTTCAAAGGCTTCATTGAAAACCGAGCGATTGAACTTTCCATTAAACTTTGAATTCTGGGAATTCCCTGAATTGCTTGCATCTTTCAACCAATCTCCATATCCATCCCCATCTGGATCTGGAAGCCGGGTCTCTTCAAAAACTTTATTGAACAAATTCATATTTAAACTTTTCGGATTGAGTTTTACGGGTTCCGCCATTTTCCATTGCTCAGAGTTTTGCTCCCTTGCTCCAACTAAACGAGCGGGGGATTCCTCGGAAACATTTACCATTTCATTGCGACCTCCACGGACACGCCGGAGAATATCACCCAAATATGCATATGCTCGTGTTACTTGATCAAAGGCTTGCTCAGACCCACCCTTGTCAGGATGAGCCTTGAATGATGCTTTCTTGTAAGCGGCCTTCAGAACTTCCTCGTTTAGAGCAACTTCTTCTTCCAATCCTAGAATTTGGAGACATTGAGAAAAGAAGGAGATGGCTTTTGCGTGATCCCCTTGGTCTCCGGATTTATGAATTATTGAATTGTGAGAATTTGAATTGTTTGCATTTCTCAATTCTGGATTTCGGCCAACAAAGGAATTTTGAGGAGGTCCTGGGTTTCCTGAATTTGGGAATTGTTGGAATTGGGCAATTTGTTGGTTCCCTGGATTTGCTCTTTCTCCGGGAAGGACGGCGGGCTCGCCACGACGGATTGAAGAAATGTAAGAAAGAACCGGGCCATAGAGGCCAGCTTGCTTGATACTTGCAACATACTCCTGTCCAGCTAAGAGAGTTTCTAACATTTGTAATCGCGTACTGGGTGACTGTATTTGTAGGATATTTCGGTAGATTCTCACATGAGCATCAGGTATATGTGCTGCTAATGAGAGATTGTTCCCCATTCTTTCTGCTTTCTACTTGCCTACATTCGTTTATTGTTGCCCATGGCGCACATGGTATCTCAAGCGTCCAGGAGTCAGCATGGGTATCATTGGCTCACATTCCCAGCCGAATCGCTTTGCAAATGACTCCAGGGCAAACCCCTGAGGCCACATTTGAGGTAGCCTCGTTGGCAGATCACGGTAAGGTGTTTTAAGCATGAGGCCCCAGCTGCTGAGTGGCAAGACAAGAGCAAGTTGCTCCTGAGGTTTTAACCCTTCCCGTAAAATCCAGTCATCACAGCTAGGAAGCTCAAAATGCTCCACGAGATCAGACCATGTCGGTGGATATCCTGCAGGATAGACCCATTCCAGATCAACCCTGCGACCCTGGTAATAATCAAGAATCCAACACCACCCCCTCCAGAAATCTGAGACCCTGGCCTTCCTTTGCTCAAGGGAATCCTCGCCGATTGCTAGCTTGCAATATTCAGATTGCCATCCCTTCTTCAAATAGACATCGCGCTCACCCTTCAACTCAATCATTGGTTTCTCGGCTTGCTCAATTAAGGGTAAATTATCGGCCTCATCTTCCCCAAAGCGTGCAGTCATCTTACGCCGAATTGTGGTAAGGATGAGACGCTCTTCTTGCCTGGACATCCAGTAGGCGAAGGCCTTGAGTCCTTGGGCGCTTGGCCTCAGGATCCCCTCTACATCAACCAAGACCAGATTTATACCCCTTGACCAAAGGTCATTGAGACCAGCTAATAAGATGGAATGCCCGTCATCACGAATGCGCAAGGAGAGACCAGTGGGCAGAAAGTCATTTCCACAGAATGACATTCCAAAGATATAATCGTAGAATTGCTCCTTGGTCAATTGGCCTCTAGGCCCCTTTTCTTGCAGAGAATCGCGTAAGGTAGAAATCTGAAAAAAGCAGAGATCAACTTCGCCTTTTGTGCCATTAGTTCCTTCTGGACCTTCTTGCCGAACTAGCTTACCGAAGGCCATGGATTCACGTAGTAAGAAAATAGGATATGCATCACCTAGCTTATCTCCGGCTATCAGACACAGCAAAATCAAGTCAGCATCAAGACCATAGACTATTACAGGTCCTTGAATTAGAGCTGCGCTTTCTTTCTGTCTTAAGAGCCATTGAAGAACCTTATGCTCTCCCTCCCCTGGATCATTTGTGTCACTAATGATCCAGCCGTGCTTTTTGCCGGTTTCTCTGAGCATGGATCCCATGGCCTCCATAAAGGCTGTGCCTGGAGTGATGGCATTCTTATCCCATGGGGCTAGGGTTGCACCCTCACCCCATACCCCGTCAATGGATTTTGGTTGTGTTTCATTGGTGCCCTGTGCTTGAGCAGCGCCCTGGGCTTGAGCAGCAGCTCCACCCTTGAATCTCCTAAATCTCTGCTGTTTAATCTTCGCATATGGAACCACGCCATCCAGAGCTACATAAGTTTGATTAGGCCCCCCTGCCTCCTTCCAAATATGCGTTAGATAAGAGCACACCTCTGTCTGTAGTTTCCGCTCCCATCCTAACTTACCAGATTCTCCAGGATAAGGTGTAGCTTCCATCTTCGGCTCTTTTAGAACATGGTAAATCATGCAATTCATATCGACAACAAGTGTTGCAGGTGCTCCAGCACTAGAAGGTGCCTTTCTCTGTATAGCGTGCGGTAATCGTTGAATGAGTGTTCGATAATACGAAGGAATCCCCATTGCTTTATAGTATTATGATAGATAGGCCTTATGTCCACCGAAAAAACCCTATTTGAAAGAATTCCAGAAATAATTATGTCAACACTAGTTCCAATAGGCGTTGAAATTATCAGATTACTTCCGGATAGCTTTGTCCTAGGAACAGTAATCCTAGCAGGATTAAGTATGTGTAAATCATATTCAATTCTGTTACTAACCATGTTTGAATTAATGTTGGGTCAGCGTGCATTTTCAATGATAGTTGGCGCTATTGCGCCAGTCGGTGCAGGATCTAATGTATTTCAAAATATATGCCAGCCTGGATTTAGTTTTTCAAATAATACGCGAATATCAATCATTGAAACAATTGGAGTACCATCCATGTTTCCCTCACCAACAATGTTCTTCTTATCTGGAATTATGGCATATATGATTTATTCCATGCAACATTTTGGTCGAGAAATAAAGTCACTGAGTGGTGACATAGAAGTAAGGACAAATGTCGCATTAGTCCTGAGTGTAATATTTATGTTTTTCACACTAATATTCCGGTATTCCTACGGCTGTGAGTCATTTGGTGGCTTATTAGTTTCAACGGTCCTAGGATTTATTATAGGATGTCTAATTGTATATCAAAATATAGCCTTATTTGGACGAGATGGTATTAATATACTAAATATACCAATTATTCAGACATCTCTAGAACAAGGTAAACCAATGTATGTCTGTGGTCCTTCTGATATTTAATCACATAGATAGAATAGAATGTCGCTGGTTTCAGCAACTAGAATGGTTGGAGGATTAAGAGAATATACATATCGCGGATTTCAACAATTGCCCTTGGTAATAGGAAGCACATCATTATTATTTACAATCGCCACTGGATCAATCGCTCATGCAAATCTATCACTAGGAATGGGAGTCTTAATGCCATTATATACTTATGTAATGCAGTCAATAATAGGTTATATTATGAATTACTTTTTTTCAAAATCAATATTCTGGAAACGTTCCGCAGGTGATACATGTGATATAATACCAAGCTCAACAAAGACTACCTCGCTTGAATTTATAAAGGACGTAAATTTAGATGGTTCTGTTCCTAGTTACTGGATGTCATCAATAGCATTTTTCATAGGATATTCTATTTCTAATGCGGTTGATAGTCTACAGACACCGGAAATACCAGGTTCTAATAAAGCAAATCATGAAAAACGTAATACTCATGCAGTTACAGTAATTGTAACAACACTTCTTTTTAGTATATGTATACTTCTGGCACGATTTGTCTATATGTCTAGTTGCGAGGGATCTGGAACTGGCGGAATTGCATTAAGTGTCTTAAGTGCCATGATTGCTGCAGTAATTGGTTATGGAATGTATGACCTTTCTAAACGGTGTGGGGCGAGATCTTCTGATTTATTTGGAATCCTATCTCAGATTCTGCCTCCGTCGGCAACTTCACCTAAGCCAGTTGTTTGCACTGCCAGCTAAAAGCTAAAAGCTAAAGCTAACCAATCAGGCGCACTAATGCATCAAGATGTCTCCAGGCCTTCTTCCAATCTTCAGCATTCAGAGTTCTAGCTAATAAACCGCGTTGATAGAAGGCCTTGAGCCCTTGGGCCTTTTCTCTCACGGATACTGCCGAATATCGTTCCTTCATGTCGTCAAGTGTTAAACCAGATTCAACTCCACGAGAACGATTTACATTCTCGTGAAGTGCGAATAACCAGGAGCGCATTGATTCTTGGAGATCCATGTAAGAGCCACCAATGAAAGAATCGGGAGAATGCCCTTGGAACCATTCCTTGTAATGTTTTTGGCATGTCTTACATGGCAGAAGTGCCCATAGATGCCGTAGTGTGAGTTTTAATTCATTTCGCTCATCATTAATCAGCAAGTGTGTTGTTTGATTACCGACTTTCTCAGCGAGGCCATGTAGAAGCTCCCAGGCACCTGGTCCCCATTCTTCAGGTGATACCATATTTACTAATTTTGAATTAGGCTAAAAAAATGAAAGTTACTTACGCAAAGTATCAGGCACACAATGGCATATACAATTCCACGGACTCTCTGGGAGAGCTTAGATGCAGTGCTGTTCACCAAGGGAATAGCTCTGGCAAAGGAAATTGCGGCAGAGTTACAGGTTCCAGCACCCCCGCTTATTGCGGCATTGAATACTCAGGAGCGGGGGAAATTCATAATCTTACCAGATGACGAGGCGACGAAGTATCAGTGCCAGGCTCTCATTAAGCATGGAGCAACCTTCATGCGGTGTAGATGTCCGAGTCTGAGGCCGGCACCGAGTTATTGCAGCGCTCATGAGCGCTATAGTCTAGATATCCCTCGGGGCCTCAGGCATGTTCGCTTGATAGAGGGATCTGATGTGCCCTATGTGCTCTATGGCTCGGATATCTTTACACTGAATGGGGAGAAATGTGGTTATCTGAAGAATAAGAAAGTAACCTTGTTTCAAATTGAGAAGT